ATTTGTTAATAAAAAACAGTATAGAGAACGTGAAATTGTCGATGGACAATACACAAGTAACTTAGGTAGAAATTATACAGTAGAAAAAATTATGCCAACTCCATTTAAGTTAACTATGAAAGTTGACATTTGGACTGCTAGTACTGATCAAAAGTTACAACTTATGGAACAGATCTTTATGATTTTTAATCCTAGTTTAGAAATACAAACCACCGACAACTACGTTGATTGGACTAGTATTTCTGTGTTGTATCTAGATGCAGTTAACTGGTCAAGTAGAGCAATACCAGTAGGTAACGACACGCCTATTGACATTGGAACACTAACACTAGTTACTCCGATATGGATTAGCCCGCCAGTAAAAGTTAAACAATTAGGTATTATTAGAAAAATTATTACAAGTTTGCATGATGCATATTCACCGTTAATTTCTGGGTTTGGCAATGATGCATTTATTCCAGATAGTACACCGTCAACTTTAATGACTGAAATTATTTCAGTTACAGAAGATTATGTAATTGAAGTGTTTAATAATCAAATAACGTTGTTAGATTCGAATAATGGTGCAGTATCAAATGATTTGTCATTTAACATGCCAGATCGGGTAAACAAGGAATTGTCATGGGATTTATTGTTAGACATGTTCCCAAATAAGTTTATCTCAGGTATTGCAAGAATATTTTTAATGCAAATTGATGGCACAGAAGTTAATGGCATCTTATCAAGAGATCCAATAAATGAAGCACTATTAAATGTTGTATGGGACAGAGATACAATCAATCCTAATACTGGTATTAATAGTGTAGGTCTTTTTGATTTTGATCCAAATTACGATGCAGGTCCGAATTATAGAATTAGTAATATACTTAATTCACCAGGAACATTTGATGCAGTTATTAATCCGCAAACATTTAATCCAAAAGATCATACAGTTTTTCAAGGTTTACGATATTTATTAACAGAAGATATCGGTGATGTTACTAACACAGACGGCCCACTTGGTTGGAAAGGGACTAGCGGACAAGATTTAATTGCGCATGCGAATGACATTGTCGAATGGGATGGATCTAAATGGAATGTAATTTTTAGTTCAGTAAACACAACTGACGTAATTGTTTGGCAAACTAACACATATACAGGTTCTGGAATTCAATATATGTGGAATGGCGTAAATTGGGTTAAAAGTTTTGAAGGAATATATAAGGTTGGCAAATGGCGACTAGAAATGTAACCGAACAGGTAATATGCAGTGGCGCACTTATATATTCACAATCTACACATAGATTTCTTCTTATACAAAAATCTTCAGGTAAACATCAAGGCACTTGGGGATTAGTTGGCGGAACTAACTTAGCTAACGAAAACCCATGGCAAGGTCTTACTAGAGAAATAGAAGAAGAAATTGGATTTCTTCCAGTCATTAAAAAAACACTACCGTTAGAAAAATTTGTATCTAACGATAGTGTCTTTAATTTTCATACATATTTTTGTTTAGTAGAAAATGAATTTGTACCAACATTAAGTGATGAGCATATTGCTTGGGGTTGGTTTAGTTTAGTTGCACTACCGAAACCAATACATCGCGGGTTAAATCTTAGCTTGCGTAACAAGATTATCCAAACTAAGATTCAAACTGTTATTGATATTATTGATAGCCTCTAATCCTGCGTCATTGCTAATTACAACATTAGTATGAATAATCCCTGCCTCTAATGCGTAGTATAAGATATGTACCTAGTTATTGTATTATACAATTGCGTCTAATTCGTCGTGTGTTGTTGCTAATGAAATAGCGTTAAGTTTAGCAATCATATCTGCTTTAGCGTGTTCTACTGCAGCAGCATCATAAACTTCAGAATTATCTGAAATTGCATTGTGTGCCTGTTGATTTGTAATTCGTAAGAATAGACTTTTTGCCTTGTTTTTTTCATTAGATTTTCTTTCAGCCAATGATGCTTCTATAATAGAATATGAAACTTGTATTGGGGTTTTTAACAAATCGTATTGCGGAATTGCTATCTGTCTTGTAGTAAGTGTAGGTTCTTTTTCAGTTAAAACTGCATCTCTCCAAGTAGAATCTGGTTCTTGTGGAAGTTTCCACAAGTTAATTGAACCGTCTTCATTTATTTTCACTTTAACTATAGTATTCATTTTTAATCTCCTTTAGATGTAATTGATTTCTGTTGTTTTCTTCACCCAACTATATTGTAGTATTTATACAATTAGTCAGGTATGGTTATATGATTAAAGGTAAGTTATATCAGTTGTTTTCTTTTGATATATCCATTTTCTATAAAAGCCGGGAGATTTTGTTCGGTAAGTAAAGTTAGCTAACCCGGTCTCTTTCTGATTTATTAATCCAACTTCGGCTGTAATGTCTTCTCGTTTATACGGAATAACATGCAACATTGGAGTACCTGCATATATTTTAACACGCATTTCTCTTAATGGTGAAAACATAACATTAATTGTATGGTAATGATCATAATCGTTTATTCCCGGATATAAAAATAAATCTCTTAAAAATGGAGAATGATATAACGCAGGCATAACAAATGCAGAATATCCCGGTTTAGTAAATACTTTCCACGGGCACGGTAATTTTAATGCGTGATGCGCAATATCATCATCAATATTTGCAGATCCAGTGACTACACGATAATCCATTTGTTCAAACGGTTTGCAAACAAAACTAGTAGAATTACCAATAATAATGTTTGCCTTTGTTTTATCGACAATTATTTCAAAATCTTCCCAGGCTGGAATAATATACCCAATTCTATAATAATCATGCATTCCGGGGCACGATGAAAACTTATGAGTTTTATTTTTTTCAGCAGTTTTAAGTTGGTCAATTAACCAGTCTGGTTTTACATCCATTGCACGCCGAACCGGTTGGCCAACTTCATATCCCGGGATATCGCATTTAAATCTAATCATAGGTGTTGGATTTACCGTTTCATTAAATATTGACTTAATTTTAGATAATATAGACATTATTTTTTTACTCTAAGATTTTTAACATAATAGCTTGATTGGTTTGATTGCTTTAATCGAGTAACTTCTCGGTTATGCCATTCTTCAGGTGTATATGGTCGTACTTTATAGTTTTCAATAGTAGTACTACGTTTGAATGGAATACATTGAATTATAGGAGTTCCGGCTAACACAGTATCATCGTAATTATTAGCCAGCCAAACTGTAGGAAAATTTATTTCTCTATCGTACTTATCGGTGTCAACTACTGCACCTAATGTTATAAACCTAGATTCTAAGTGATTAATTGGTGATGTGAACATACAAGAATATCCAGGTGGAGTTTTTATTACAAAATGATTAATAAACTTAATCAAATGTTTCTTAGGAAATGGAAAATTAGGACTTACTTGATCTTGGGAGTGTTCTTCTGTTTGTTTAATAAATTGATTTTCAGTAATATCAATTAATGACGCATCTTCGTTTGTTCTAATATGAACATCACCGGCTAATGGAATAATGAACCCATGTGTCATTGCATCCATCATTGGCAAACATTTTTTAGCAGTCATAGCCGGCGCGCCGGACACATCTCTATTAGATTTAGAATGTGACGGGATAGATTTATACCAATCTGGGATAAACTTATTAGCAGGTGCTGGTGGTATCAATACCTCTGCAAATTCTTCTGTTGTTAAGAATTCAATTACTGGAGATTTAAAAATAGAAATTAGCGACATATACCCTTCTGTGTTATTTAAATTTTGAACCGAGAACCCAACATACTAAACTTTTACGTTTACCTGATAAGACTTCAGTTACTTGATGTGGTACAAATGAAGGAAAGAACAGTATATCTCCTTTATTAACTTCTATACTTTTTACTTGGTCTGGATTTCCTTCAGGTATAATTTGAAATTTTCCACCTGTAAATTCAGTCTCCGGATCTGATAATACTACTGATACTCCTAATTTTCTATGATGTGGCCCAAACGTATCTTTAACAGCGCCGTCAATATGCCATTTATAATATTCACCTTCTGTATACGTTGTATATTGAAATGAATCTATGTGCGATAACTCAAATTGGAATTTATCAGTATTAACTCTAGCAACAATTTCTACCATTTTGTTAAACAACCAACCAGTTTGGTCATTAGGACGAATCCACGATACCGAACTTTTTCTAACTGTATCATCTGTACTGCCTTTACTTTGATTTCCAACTTTAGCTTGCTGAAATTCTAAATTATCACCAATTTTAATAATTTCTTCAATATCGTTGTCTGTAAGTGCACCTGACCAACAAACAATTGGTTCAAGTGCTGAATGAATATCTGGTATTGTAAACATAAAACTATCTTTTAAATAATGTTAACATCACCTACATAGGTGATGTTATTAATATAATGTAAAAATATTTATCAATCGTCAAAGTACAACATTACAAATCTGAGAGACATATCTAAGTATTATATGTTAATAATAAATAATCACACACTGTATATTGGATACTATAATTAAGTTGTGTAACATAATCGATTAATTCATTTCTCTGTGTTTTATAAAATTGAGCATCCCAACACTCGATTAATATAATTGGTTGTGATTCTTTAATTAAGTTAACTGCGCCTTTTAAAACCTTAATATCTGTACCACCTACACTAATTTTTATAAGATTAGGTCTTGGTAAATCGAGATCATCTAATGCAAACTGATCAATAGTATATGTAGTATCATAATACACATTACCTTGAGAGTTTGCTAATCTAATATTAGTATCTAAAGTATATGCACCGTAATTTGAACTATTAACGTAATCAAGATCATTAACTTGTATTATTTGTGATTCTGCGCCAACTGCTACATTAATTGGTAAAATATTAAATGCTTGATTAAGTGCAATATTAGCACATAACTGATATAATACTAATCGTTGGACTTCGAAACTAAAAATTTCACTAGTAGGTAATATTTTTGCCAACGGTAAACTGAATGTTCCAAAGTTACAGCCTATATCATATATAACAGGTGAGTCTATATTAGCTAATAACGAAACTACTTTAGAATATCGAGATTCTCCAAATACACCATACTCTCTTATTTCATTAGAAATTATATCACTAGATTCAGTAAGTAAAAATGTAAGACCGTGTTCGGTAGAGTGTAACCAAAATGAAGGGTATGATTGATTTTGATAACATTGGTTTAATGATATGTGTCCTAAAAAATCACATAATGATTGCTCGTCGATATGATTATTTTTATAATCAACACCGCTATATTCATAAAATCGTTGTAAATCATCATTTGATATAGAATTAATATATTCATTAAAAAAATTTATAGAGTCTGTTTCTAATTTTAACAGATCGTCATCTGATATAACCGGCTCAACATGCAATTTAGTGAGATATGTATTATTATTGTATGTGAGATGATAATTATGAATAGACGTGTGATGCACTAACTTATAATCATTAAAAAATGCAGATAATGTAAGATATTGTTCTTCTCCTGTAAAAAATAAATGCGGGCAAATACCTACAGTTGATATAAACTCAGAGTGTGTAAAAAAATTACCTCCGTATAAATGAATTGCTGGAATAATACGATCTGTGCAATTATAATAGTACGAATGAACTGACAAATGTTTGTTAGTTTCTGATAATATTGGTTTTCGAGTATACTTAGCAATTAACACCTCTGTAGGTGAAAAAGTAGTATCTTTTGTTGCGACACCGTCGATCATCGAAAAAGAATGACATGCACTTGACATTGCAATCTTTGAAGTCAAATATTCTGCTTTATATGCAAGGTAATCATCAATTAAATATAAGTCCCAATTTTTATCAAAAATAGCATGAGAGTCAATTTGATAATAAAAATCTTCATTAGTTAAATTTAATGAATTTTGATGCCTTGCCCAACCTACACCTTTTGAAAATTTAGGATCAATTTGATTATATATAATACAAGGATGAGATATAGAAAACGTATCATATGATTGATCAAGAATTGAAATAGTAATTTCGTTGTAATTTGATAAATTATCAATTAATGAGTGTACAGTTTGTTCTAATACTGCATCTCTATAAGATACAATACTAACAAATATTTTATATTGTTTAGTCATAAATGCCTTTAACGAGTAAATTTAATTGTAACATACCCACCAGTAGGTACTGTTATTGAAATTGGAGTTGTACTATATGCTGGAACCGATGTTGCAAGTGTATCCGGTGTATCTAGAGCAACTCCATACGTTCCGCCTGGTAGTGTAACACCAAACAGTGATGTACTAGCTCCGGTGTATGAGGCAGGATAATTAGTTGCTGAATTTGTATATGCTGCATTGTATTGTTGTGTGTTGCCCAAATATGCTGCATTGTATTGTTGGTTGGTACCAGAATATGCTGCATTGTATTGTTGGTTGGTACCAGAATATGCTGCATTGTATTGTTGGTTGGTACCAG